ACATGGAATACTATACAGCATTATGTGTGGAAGCTGTCGAAGATATTAAGAAAGTCGGGAGTATTGACTTACTATTAGACTCTATCCCGCAATCATTTGATGTACAAATCTTAAAATAAAAGAAAAGAGGAAACAATTATGTTAAACATTACAGACCGCAATATCTCAATCGAAGGCACACGCGTACGCTACCGTGACTTATCTGGTAAACCAAGTGACTATAACAAGAATGGTCAACGTAACATTACAATTGAGTTGGATATGGAAGACGCATTAGCTCTACAAGAACTAGGTTTAAATGTACGCTTCCCTGAAGTAGGTCCAGATGGTGATGAACGTGCTCCGTTATTGAAGATTATCGTTTCTAAGTTCTCTAAGGTATTCCGTGTGAACAGTGAGCGTCAAACTATGCGTGAGTTAAGAGAAGACGAATTAGCTGACCTACAAGCATACCGTCTACGTAACGTTGACTTAACATTCTATCCACGAGACTATGAAATTGGTAAACGTAAGATTACCTCCGCATATTTAAGCAAAGGTTTCTTTGATGTTGAAGAAACATATTTTGACAAGAAGTATAGCGGATTCCAAACACCAGGCCGTCCTGTTGATGACGAAGACCTACCATGGTAGAACTATATCCTGAACAAAAGAGCGCTCTAGCTAGAATGCGTGATGGATGCATATTGAAAGGTGGTGTGGGGAGCGGTAAGACTTTTACCTCTCTCCATTACTATCTGGATAACCATACAGACCGAGACTTATATGTTATAACGACGGCTAAGAAAAGAGACTCTAAGGATTGGGAGTATGAAGCACAAGAGTGCGGTATCTATCATATTACAATCGACAGCTGGAACTCTATCAAGAAGTATAAGGATGTCGTAGGAGCTTTCTTCATATTTGATGAACACTACGCAACCGGTAATGGGTCTTGGGCTAAGACATTTGTCAGGATATGTAAGCGAAACAAGTGGATAGTCTTATCTGCTACACCAGGGGATAACTGGATGAACTACATGATGACATTCATAGCAAAAGGATATTACCGAAACCAAAGCGACTTCAAGAACCAACACTGTATCTATGACCCATATGTTAAGTTTCCAAAGATAACTGGTTATCGTAATGAGGCTAAGTTATTCAAGTTTAGACAAGAGACTCTAGTTAATATGCATGTCAATCGACATACAACTAGGGAACCTCACTACCTTAAAGTTAAGTATGATAAGGAACTCTATAATATCGTTACCAAAAAACGATGGAATGTGTTTGAGAACAAACCAATAGAGTCACCTACTGAATTCGTTCTATGCCAAAGAAAAATTGTCAACACTTCCGAACAGCGGATAGAACAGTTCAAGACACTACTCTATATGTTCCCTAAAGTAATCGTATTCTATAACTTCGATTATGAACGGGATATTATACGTCAAGCTTGTAAGGCTATGGACACCACATATGCTGAGTACAACGGTCATAAACACCAGGATATTCCTCATGAAGAGCGTAGATGGTGTTATGCAGTTAACTATGGTTCAGGAGCTGAAGCTTGGAACTGTACCATAACTGACACAATCATATTCTTCTCTCTTAATTACAGCTATAGAATTCATGAGCAGTGCGAAGGTCGTATAGACCGACTAAATACTCCATACAAAACACTCCACTATTACTACCTGAATGCACCTAGTTCTATAGACACGGCTATATTGAGAGCTGTAAGTAACAAGAAAGAGTTTAACGAAAGGGGGTATGCTAAACTTGCGTGGAAAGAACCGACTCACAGAGAACAAAGTCCAAGCGGCCTTGATAAAAAATATTCAACGTTCGCTACCTAATGCCATGGTCTTAAAATTGGACCCTAATTACAAGCAAGGTATACCAGATTTACTTGTGCTCAATGGAGACCGTTGGGCAGCATTGGAAGTAAAGAGACATAAGAAGGCTAGACATCAGCCTAACCAAGATTATTATGTGGATAAGATGAACAAGATGAGTTATGCTAAATTCATATATCCTGAGAACATGGAGGAAATACTAAATGAAGTTCAACAAGTACTCACATCTAACCGGACTACACGCAACCCTAAGTCCAAGCGGTAGTTCATGGTTGAGATACAGCCCCGATAAAGTTAAGGCTGTATGGCTCAACAATATCCGTAAACAGGAAGGTACTGAACTACATCAACTAGCGTCAGATATGATTAACAAAGGCGTCCGAGCAGCTAAGCTCAAGAATGCGTTTAACATGTTTGTTAACGATGCAATTGGATTCGATATGGAAAGCGAAGTGTTGTTATATTACAGTGACAACTGTTTTGGTACAGCAGATGCTATCCAGTATTATGAGAATGATAAGTTGTTAAGAGTCCATGACTTGAAGACTGGGTCTCATAAGGTGTCATTCGAACAGTTATTTGTTTACTGTGCCTTATTCTGCTTAGAGTATAAGCATGACCCATTCAGCATGCAGTTTGAATGTCGTATTTATCAAGGGAATGGTTATGAAGTATTCACACCAGACCCTTACGATATTTCAGAAATCATGCATAAGATAACTGAGCTCGACCATGCGTTAACTGAAGTGATTTCGGACTATTACAAGTAGTCCGTTTTTTTTTTTTCACGTCCTATAGTAGAGGAGAAGGGGAAATATGTCTTTTTTAGACATAAACCTTTCTCTTTTTTCTTTTTTGGAAAGGAGGATGCTAATGAGTACTGGACTTATACATAGTGGTGTTAAACGACGTTCAGGGCGATACAAATGGGGTAGCGGTGAAAACCCGTACCAACATGAGTTATGGTTCTTGAATAAAGTTAGCAACTATAAGAAACAGGGATTGAGCGAGAAAGAGATTGCTAAGAAAATGGGTTTATCTATTCGTGCCCTACGTGCAGAGACATCACGAGCTAAGTATCGTAAGCAGGAATACTTAGATGAGTCTATTAAATACGAACTCAGTCAACCAGACCCTATTTCAGTTAGTGACATGGCTCATTGGTTAGGAGTATCTGAGAGTACGATTCGTAAGTATACGAACGAAGGCCTTAAAACTATGAAGAAACAGATGAATAATACTGTAGATGTTCTAATGAAGAACGCTGAAAAAACAGGTTATTTAGATGTTGGTTCAGGTATGGAACATCAAATGGGTATATCTAGACATAAACTAGATACTGCTATTCGGATTCTTACAGAAGAGCACGGGTATCATGTTCATAACATTTGGATTAGACGTCTAGATGATATATCTAAAGCGACCACTATTAAGACTTTAACTAAGAACCCAGATGCTACCGACACTCGTAAACATGCTAGTGAAATAGCAACCATGGAGTCATGGACTAATGATGGTGGTACTCGTTACCAAAACATTGAGACGCCTAAGTCTATTGACTCTAAGCGAATACATATTAACTATGGTGACAAAGGTGGGGAAGCTAAGGATGGTCTTATTGAACTAAGACGTGGAGTCAAAGACTTAGACCTAGGCGCTGCCCGTTACGCTCAAGTACGTATTGCTGTTGATGGTACGCATTACCTAAAAGGTATGGCCGTCTACTCTGACAACATGCCACCCGGCAAAGATATTATCTTCAACACAAACAAAAAGAGTGGTACTCCTAAAGAAGATGTATTCAAGGAAATGAAGCTCGATAACCCAGATAACCCGTTTGGCGCAACCATTAAGCGTCAGAACAAAACTAAGACTGTTAACATCGTTAACGAAGAAGGTGACTGGGACCGATGGAAGTCAACGGTATCTTCTCAGATGTTATCTAAGCAACCTTTATCGCTTATTAAGGAACAACTTGGTATCACCAAGAAGAAGGTATATAAGGAGTATGACGAGTTATCAACTATTACCAACCCGTCTGCTAAGTATGAATTATTATCGGATTTCTCGAAAGGTTTAGATACTAAGATGGCTCACCTTAAGGCCGCCGGTTTTCCAGGAACAAAAGGTCATGTTCTCATTCCTTTCCCAGACATGAAACCTAATGAAATTTACGCACCTAACTACAAACATGGCGACCGAGTAGTATTGGTAAGGTACCCGCACGGAGGTACATTTGAAATTGCTGAGCTAACTGTCAATAACAAGTTTGGTAAAGGTAAGAAGACGTTAGGTAATGCTCCCGATGCAGTCGGTATACATCCATCAGTGGCTCCTATTCTATCTGGAGCAGATTTTGACGGTGATACTGCTTACATTACGCCCAACAACAAAGGTAAGATTAAACGCTCTAATCCACTTAAAGAACTACAAGGGTTCGACCCTAAGATGTACAAGGTTAATCGTGAGACTATGTCTAAACAGTTAACTCAAACTAAGATGGGTGAAGTATCTAACCTTATCACCGACATGACTCTTAAAGACGCACCTATGTCTGAGATTGCTAGGGCTATCAAACATTCTATGGTTGTTATCGATGCTCATAAGCACCACCTAGATTGGAAGAAGTCGGCAGAGGACAATGGTATAGCTGAGCTTCGACGCAAGTATCAACAGCACTTTGACCCTATAAAAGGTAAGACCATTATTGGTGCATCTACTTTAATATCCAAGTCTAAGAAGACTAAGGAATTCGATTTGATTACGCCGTCAGGTAAGAACACGAAAGAAAAACGTTCTATCATTTCACAAGTAGATGATGCACATATCCTATCCTCTGGTACAGAAAAAGAAAAGGTATATGCTGATTATGTAAATGAGTTGAAGGCCCTTAAGAAAAAAGTAGATA